GTTTTTCTATAATAGATTAAGTCCTGTTCTAACCGCTCATCTATTTTATTTAGTTCGTTAAATAGCTCCGAACTCTTTGCTGATGATAAGAATATCCCAACAGGTCGTCCACTTAACTCTTTTTCTTTTAATTTAATATCCTTAGTAATATTTTTTAATGACTGTAACATAATCCCTCACATAAATTGTGGTCCTTTGTACCAACAGACAATAGAATATCTGTCGCCGTACTTAACTGGAGTTATTTGATGCCACATAAAAGAAGGAAACACAATAATGCTCCCTGCATTTCGCATCTCTTTTCTTTTTATTTTTACGAATGACATGCATGTTTACATGAATTATTTTTTTCATAGTCACTCCACCATGTAGTTAAAGTTCTTTATCTGAACTTTCTCCTTCTGGATCATCACCTAGATTGTGTACCTCTGTCAACCTTCCCGTATCTTTGTTAAAGAATAAGTGAGAAGCTACACCTGTATCTCCCGCATACCTGTTCTTCAATACTCTGATGGTTGTTGTGTTGGCTATGTTAGGATCATCAGACTGTTGGTCACGCTCCATAGCCACCACTGCATCACTAAGCTGCGCTATGCTCTGGCTACCTCTAAGGTGTGACAAGCTAACCTCTCTACCATTCTCATGGCCGTTGTCGCCTTGTGCGCGGCGTAGGTGGGAGACAAGAAGCATTGCTACGTTTGTCTCCTCGACAATCGATCTTAGCTTGGTCATCAGATTATCAATGTTCCTACGTTCATCATCACCTTCCAGACCAGACACCAGGATTGATAAGTGATCCAAGAATATCCACTTACAGTCTAACGCTTTCACCATGTAACGTACACGGGATAGTATCTCATCAGTCTTCATGCTTCCAAAGTGATCGAAGGCAAAGAATCTACGAGTGCCTACCGTTGCGTCCTGCCAAGTGCGTAAGTCACTCATGCTAAACTGGTCACGCACCTCTCGAATGTACAGCCTAGCGTTCGCCTCGACTGACATGAGGTGGAAGATGGTGGACCTGACATTCTCTTCCAAAGATATCACGCCAATGTTTTCTTCTGTGTTGTTCAGTACATGATGCATAAGTTCACGCATGACACTGGACTTACCAGTACCTGTACCCGCCGTGAATGTTACTAGCTCACCTGTACGAATACCATACAGCTTCTCATTCAAACCCTCGAATGGATACAGACAAGTCTTGTACTCACCTTCATCGTACAGGCCATCACCCATGTCAGCCAGATTAAGGATACCGGCGGGGGNGTAGACTTTGGCGTTCCACCATGCTTGGGAAAACTGTTCACGCTTGCCACCCTGTAGGTATTCGGACGCATCCTTACCATCAGTCATGTTAACAATGCGGCAAGTGTTTGGCTCGAACAGTGTGGCTACTTGTTGTGATGCGTTCTTTCCCTTGTCATCCGCATCAAAACACAAGACTACATTATCAAACTTTGAAAGGTATTCTAAGTTAGCCTTACAATCTTTGAATGCAGAATGAACACCATTCTTGATAGACAACACAGGCCATTTGCTTCCAAGCATTTCAAATGCAGACAAGGCATCCAACTCGCCTTCGCAAATTGTAACGTATTTACCACCAGAACTGAAAAGGTTCTGACCAAACAGAACAGCCTTACCTAATGCTCCTACCGGCTCTGTTGGAAAGTCTTTTGTCTCTACGATACGAACCTTGTCAGCAATGTGGTTACCTTTAACATCATAATAAGGATAACGATGTTTTGTTATATTACCTTCTTGATCTTTAACTACTCTAACATTGTATTTTTTACAAGTGTTAGAAGCTATCTTTCTATCAGGTATTGAAGCTATTGTTCCTTCAGTAGATTTTAATGGGGTGACATTAGTGGTGATAGGTTTAGACATGATAGGGTAATCTCCTTCGCCTTCAAATCTTGTTTGACAACTAAAACAATACTCATGTCCATCAGAGTACAACGCTCTTGCATCTGATGAACCGCAACTATCGCACGACCTATGTGCTTCAATCAATACGTTCTCTTCGTTGTCCATGCTTTCCTCTTAGCTAGTGGTGAATAACTAAATAACATATTTAAAAAACTTAATCAATAATTTATTTTTATATATTAAAATCAATAGCTTAAAAAATTATTCACGTATGAGAGAGCTGTATATAAAATCTTAACAATCTTCCTGTTCATCCATGATGTTAGACACAAAAGAAAAGTCACCAGCTTTTATTTCATCCGTCTCCTCCGTCGCTAATCGTCTAGCTTCTTTTTTAGAATAGCCTTCATCAAGATATAAATCTAATAGTTCTCTATAAATTGTTTTTCTATCTTTTTCCCACAGATGTTTCATTTTCCCTGTCCACGATACGCTTTCCAATCCCTTTTTTTATGTTTACTTTTAGGACTAGTATTAATTGAATTACCTATACTTGTTTTCATGTGTCTTTTCATTTCAGATTTAGTTTTTAATTCTTTAGTTTTTCTTGTAGCCATTAGTTAACTACCTCTTTATTGTTATTATTTGTCAATGCTTCCCAGCTTTCAGGAAACAACTTGCTAATTATTTTATCCCATTCTGTAGCCAACTCTTTAATTTCTTGTTGTGCCGTGTCTTCACTTCGTAGATTATATGCTCTAGCAAATGCAGCTAGTGAACCCGTAACATAATAACTTGTATACATTGCTTGTGGTAAAACCATTCTCGCTTGTTCAGGACAGATATTTAATGCTAACAATGCCTCGTAAGTTTTCATGCATGTATAGTATATTTCTTTTGGAGTGCTTGTAGTTTGATCTATGGCGCGAGAAACCCCATCAACAAACCAAATCTTTCTATCTAACCGTTCATCTAAAACACCTTCTTTATCAGAACCTTGCTTGATATTGCCTGCCCTAAACCTCCATATATCAGGAGAATAAAATTCAGGATCACTATCCACATATCTTCTACTCACTTCGTTGTAAGTAAAACCGACCGTGTGTTTAAATCTTTGCCTCGCAACAAATATAGGTACAGTTTCTCTTAAAGTTATAGAACAATGAGTGAATGGAGTGAAGTGGTCGTGTCTAGCTAAGTATTTAATTAGCTTTATATCTTTCTCATAAAGTTCTTTATCAGTTGGTGGAGAGTTTATGTCCTTCTTCCACTCAGACTGCTTGTCAAAAGAAACCCTTGCCGCATCAACAACTGTAAGATCATCTCCCAATTTATTTATAAGTTCAACTTTCATTTAGTCTCCTATCTGATATTTGTTCTAGTTTATTATCTAAATAATTTACTCTCTTTCTTAGGTATTCGTTCTCTTCTACTAACTCTGCTATTCTTTTATAGTGCGAGTAAGTAGCAGAAGTCATCTGTGATATTTGCTCTTTCAAAATTTTTATAGTTGATTTCTCATCCATCTTACTTACCTGTCTCTATGAATTTTAAGCACCTCATCTCTCAATACTTGTATTCTTGTAGCTAAGTCGTGTAGCTTTTGTTCTTGTGCAAGGCTTAGAAAAACAATATCGTTTACCTTATCTAGTGTTTCGTTAAGGGTTGCTATGATGTAAGCATCGTTCTCCTTATCGTCTTCCATTATTTTAAGTAACCCTGTCTTAATTTTATCCGGGGCTATTAATTTATTCTCCTTACCGCTGAGAGATAAGTCTCTTATTACTGTGCTTAGATTATAACTCATTATGTATTATCTCCGAAGCCAAACTCAGGATAGTCATCACTAAGATACCGTTCTAAGTCTTCTTGTATCTTTTTTAAATCTTTAATAACATCTTCTATTTCTTTCTGACTTATACTTTTAAATGATTTTAAATTTAAAGAACCAAGAATTAATTTCTTTAAAGACACACTACTTACTCTAGATGGTGGGTGGTCTAAGTTATCTCTGTATAAAGATATATAAGGAATATTTGCTGCACCTTTACTACCCTCATGTTTCCAATCATGATTCTCTCTTTCGTACTTTAAGAAAACTTCCTCTCCAATTCTAATCTTTTTCATGGTGGCTCTCCATTGTGTTTATGTGTACTAGTGGGAAGGTGGGTAGAAGGGACAGGCTTATTGTCTTAAATAAACCTGCCCCTGACAACTAGTGAATGGTTCTTAGAGTAGTATGGATGTAATCTTGATCATCACTAGCCCACTCCTCAAGACCATTTAGAAAGTCGTTGATGTCGTCTAAGTCTAACTGCTCTATAGCAACACAGTCAGCGACACCTAGAATATAATCCTTCATGTAAGATGGAATTTCCTCATGGGTTTTATAATCATAAACCATTTCAACTTCCTTTCTAATCTAATTGTTATTATGCTGCTTCAAGAAACTCCTCAAATGTTTTAGAGTTAAACCATTTGCGTACAGTTTCTTGCCGCTTAAATAAGCTATCATTGTCAGCGTTGCTACGCAATGGGAACCTATTATCATTGTGACTAGCATAGTGTGTCATGGCTGACGTTACAGCAAACAAATTATTACCTCGATTAGTAACCTCATCTATGCATTGAGCATACAACCTATCCGCTAAAGTATTTTTCTTCTTAGGGTCTTGGTTGTTAGTGAGTTTAGAAAACAAGAGAGGTACGTCATGTTTGTAACTAATCTTAGTGTCAGCCCATTTTTGATATGTATCTGCTACATTTTTATAGTTAACCATGCAATCATCAAAGGCTTTCATGAAACCATCTATAGTAAAGTTCTTTGTGTGCTTACGCCTAGTCACATCGTAGTCACCTAAGATCATACCGTTGGTGCAGAAAGCATCTATTAACCCACCATAAAAGACAACAGAGGATGATCCATTAAAAGTATTCTTTAGAATAAATCGAAGCATCATATTTGTTTTATGTCCGGTGTCTGTCTCGACAGGTTTCTTTACGCCAGGGAAGATATACTCCGAGAAACATACAGCACCATCTTTGGCAATGTGGTCTTTGATCTGAACATCAGCCAGGACTGTAGGGTCAAAGTAATTAATCATCTGCTCTTGTAGAGGCATAAGTATTTCTTCGTTCTCTACTATCCTATAGTTAGACTTTACTATAGACAGAAAACTATCCTCTCCAGAGATACCGTCACCTCGCGTTAACATCTTATGCTTATAAGCTTCACAGCCAGTAGCTTCACCTACTACGTCTTGCTCATAAACCTTAAAGAATACTTCCCTACCGTTTGTAGTAGTAAGATGATCTAACATATTACTTTCTCCTGCATTTAATGCTGATTCATAATGTGTGTTCTGATTACCGTACAACATTGTCGCTGCCTCCNATCACTTGGGTTGGTTGTGGTTTTTCGGGTAGTGGTTTTTGTAAATTAATTATTTTAACTTCTAACATTTTTATTTTATTATGTAAAGACATTATGTCTTTTATATTTACGTTAGTTTTCAAAAGGTTGCTGTTAATTGTTTTAGAGTGTTCCTTTACTTTTGAGAGGTTATCGTCAAGTGTTGTCGAATGTTTTCTCAACTTGTCGCTGTGTTCTGTGTCGTTAACGGCTCCCTTTATACTGACAGCCCCGCCACCAGCCAAAAGCAAAGGCGCACAACCACTAGCAGTTGTAACTAACAAAGTTAAAATTATAAGCTTCTTCATTTCTTTAATCCTTTTCCTATCCAAGAATAAATGGTTATCTCTTTGCCTCTATCTGCAGTCTCTCCGGTAACTGGGCAACGAGTTATGATAATGTTATCTCTAGTATCCACTACTAAATTTATCATGGATGCGATAAACTCTCTCTTTAATTTCTCCTCTTCTTCCTTCCAAAATATTCGGGAGCATACTTCTTTTCTCTCATAACTGGGTGTATGTTCGATGTATGCTGTAACCTGTTCTTTATGTTCTGTTGAAAAGTTTATATTTTCTTTGTTAACTTTTATCATAATATTTTTTCTCTACCTTTCCTGTTACACAGAACCTTGTGAATGCTTCGTACTCTTTTCTTTTATTCTCTTCGCTACTCCACCATATTGGTAAAGGTCTTATGTTTCTTTTATAAGTTTCTTCCCAGATTTCATATGGTATATCTAGCATTCGTTATTATCCTTCCTATTCTTCATAACTATTTCATAAATAGCATCGCTATATCTATCTGCTAAAGCCATCAAGATGTTCTGTTCTCTTCCCGCTAACTCAGGGAAAAGTATTCCATAGGTTAAGAAGTTGTTGTACATAACCTCAAAGGTATCGTGAGTTATGTCTCGCTTCACGAAAGCTTTTACTTTGTCGTCATCTTCGTTCTTCATTTTATCTTAGTCCTGCTTTCTTCATGGCGCTTGCCTTACCCTTTTGCTCTCGCTTCACGGTAGTCTTCTTTCTATCAGGAACCACGGACTTTCTTATGTGCCACCCAACAGCCGAACCTACTGCGTAACATATAGCCGCCGTCGTCATCACCGCTAGAAAACAGGTGGTTGTCATATCACTTCCTCTTCTTCTTCGCTTCTGGCCCGAGTTGCGAAAGTTGCCATGGCGCTGCAAAAGGTTGTCCGATTTGTGCAGAACATCGGGCGGGCTGTAGGATAATATCTTCTCTCTGCTTTTTATAATTCTCTGCAGAGTACTTGCTTTTAAAGAAGTCTTTTTCATAACCTAACCTCTTACAAATAGTTTCTCTATTTAATTTATGGCTATCTTCTATTTCTTTTTTCGATTGTCCATCGTACTTAACTGCATAATTTCTGACTAGCAGCGCCTTGTTTAGAGTTGTCTCCCTGTCTGTCCAAGCATCGTAGACCCAGAATTCACCTAGTATCCTGCCAAATTTTCCTCTACCTTTACCCTTTAGCCGTGTCGACAGCCGTTGTGTCGATCCTTCAGGCAAGAAGTCTTTAACTAAAGCCTTCGCCATGAAGCCGTAATACTTCTCTTCTCTATCCCTTGTCCTACACTCTGGCGTGTCTATTCCATACAGCCGAACACGTTGATTGTTTAACCACACGCCAAAGCCTAGATCAATGTCAACGTCTACCGTGTCGCCATCTACTACCCTAACTATCCTACATTTATATTCATGCATAATTTAATTTCCTACTCTAAAAATATCTAAAGGGACAAGTTCTGTATAAGACTACGCCTAAAATTGTGAAGGGAATAACCCAGAGTAAAACATCAAACATATTTTATACCTCTAATATTGTTTAGTGTTAGCAGTAGTTTCCTGGTAATGTATTGCGTTAGTTATTTCTCTCGATACATCTTCTATCTTGTTGTAAATTCTATTGTCTTGATCTATATCATATCGCTTGCATACTGTTTCATATTCTTTGTCTAGCCGGTAGCGAACATCTACGAAGGTGTTGTACCATTCCGAGCTATCGTCAATGATGCTATTTTCTTTTTTAATTCTCATAGGTATTTCCTTTGGCCTAGTCACATGTGCTACTGCCGAATGTGTATTAGTTACGAATATCTTATCTGCATAGCTATTCTTTTTAGTTCTGCATACCATTACTTGTCGCCTCTTATTGTTACTCTATAGCTATCCCTATCCATACACATGGCGCGCACTTTCGTTGCTTTTACTACTTCACCTATATGGAACTCACAAGTATTGCGTAGGGTTGAAACTTCATAATAATGATGGATGCTACCCGTTGATAGTGGCCGCTGTTTCTCCAATAGTGTTATTAGTTTCTTCTCCATATCTAAAAGTCTCCTCTTGTTGTGTTCTCAGGCGGCCAGTTTGGTTCAGTACCTAATACATTTCGGCATTGCTTCAACGTCATTGCATTAGGTACATCTAGCAATAGATCGCCCCATGTAGGATAGTAGTCGCTGAACCATTTGACGCCTGTACCTTCACAATATTCACATGGTTGTGCTGTACCTTCTGCGCCACCATGGTCGCCGTATCGTATCTCTCCAGTACCGTTGCAATCGTCGCAGTTGAGTATAAAATTGGTTGGCATTGGTTTATCTCTCTATTAGTTTCTAATTCCATTATGGCTATAAATGTGTCGTAATTAAGGCGCGGTTTCATTTTCTTCTCTCATAATATATTCAATCCATTGCTTAACGTCTTCTTTAGTCATGCCTATATCAGGTGAGT